AGAAGTAAAGCGGGTTAGGCCAGCAGGCATGGAAGGCAATTTAAAAGGGCTTGTCACCAGCAAGATGGCTACCATTGAAGTTATGGGCATTGAGGAAATTATAGCCAATCTGGAGATCGCGCTAGGCGATGGCGTGCTGGCATCCAATGAAATACCAGATGGTGGTGCTGGCGAATTGGCCTATATTGCGCTGTGCGTAGTAACCACCAGGGCTGTATACCATTTTAAAAAGGTATCGCAGGCCGAAGAATTGGCCAAAGATGTAGACGATAACAGCGAGGCAAAAATGCCATTCAAGCTGGAAACATTCGTGGAAGCTGCTGCCACTGCTGGGGAACGCCAGTGGGTATGCATGGAGCGCACCGCGTAGCATGGCTGTCGAATCCACAGATACCAGAAGCGATGGCGATATTTTGGATCGGGTGGTGCCTGGGCACCAGGTGGTAACACTTGGTGCCCAGGATTACCCACTGCTGGAGCCATCCAACAAACGTGCCAGAGTAATCCGCAAGGCGTTTGCGGAATATGATCGGGATCGCCAGGCCATGGAGGAAACCGATCCTGGCCAGATGGATTTGATGGAGGATTTTCTGGATCGCTGTCTTCAAAAACTGACACCAGAAATAGAAGCAGACTGGGCACGCATAGAGGATACAGCCACAGACACAGAAAGGCTGGCCGCTATGGCTGCCATGCGCGATGCAGTGGTGGTGCCTTTTCAGCAGGCGGCAGCGATAAAGCAGGGCCAGGCGCTGCCGTCAAACAGGGCCAGCAGGCGATCCAAAAAGGGCGCGAATGGTCGCTAATATATGATGTGATCTTGAGTGAATACGGCACCAGCCTGGCAGAAATTGAAAACGAATGGACACCAGGTATTACCATGCTAATGGCCAGGAACATTACAGAGCGATACCAGCGCCAGAATGGAAAACAGACAAAAACCGATGATAACACTGTAAGCGAACACGAACTACTACAAACCGACATGATCAGAGGTTAAACGATGCCAGCCAAGGCAGGTAATATAGTATTTGACATAACAGGCGACAACTCCAAATTGCGCTCTGTTTTGCAGGATTCCAAAGGCCATGCCATGCGCGCAGGCCAAGCCATTGGCGCAGCTATGACGGCAGCAGGTGCGGCCATAACTGGTTTTGCTGTGCTGTCTGTTAGGGATTACGCCGCGGCTGGCGATGAAATCCAGAAAATGGCACTCAAGACTGGATTCACCACCGAAAAACTTAGCGAATTAAAACACGCAGCAGAATTAGGTGGCACCAACCTGGCCACCATCGGCAAGGCATCCAAAACGCTATCCAAAAATATCACAGAGGCTGGCGATGGCACAGCCACGTATGTGGATGCGCTGGCACTGGTGGGGCTGACATATGAAGATCTACAGGCACAAAATCCACAAGAACAGTTCATGACAACTGCCATGGCGCTGGCCGAAGTGGAAAACCAGACCACCAGGGCAGCTGCTGCACAATTGATATTCGGCAGGGCTGGCGTGGATATGCTGCCAATGCTGGCAGAGGGCAAGGCTGGCATAGATGCAGCTGCGCAAGCTGCGCGGGATCTTGGGCTTATTTTTGACCAGGAAGCAGCAGACGGGGCCGCACAATTTACGGATGCGCAGAAGGAAATGATCGACACACTGCGCGCACTATCTTTTGATGTGGCAGCAGCACTGTTACCAACACTTATCGAATTGATGGGATGGGTTCGTGAAAACATGGTGGCGTTTAATGCCTGGCGCGATGCCAACGAGGGGCTATTTGGTGCCATAACAAAGATCACAGTGGTAATTGGTGGAATAATGACAGTATTAGGCCCACTGCTGATCATGCTGCCAGGGCTGGTTTCGGCGTTTGGGATATTGAAAGGTGCCATTGGCCTGGTGGTCGCTGCGTTTGGCCTGCTGGCTGGTGCAGTATCGGCACCAGTGGCGATCATTGTGGCTGCCGTGGGTGCTATAGCACTGGCTGGTGCCACGCTCTATAACTACTGGGCCGAAGTTAAAACTTTTTTAATCTCGATCTGGCAGGGTATCGCAGCTGCATTCGAATTCATATTTGCGCCACTGTTTTGGGCATGGGAAAAGCTGCAAGGCATCGCACTGGACGCACAGCGCATGTTGGTGGATGCAGGCAATGCAGGCGCACAAGCTGCACAGATACAGAGCCAGGGTGCGAATGTGGGCCAGGGTGGTGGCAGTGGTGGCGGCCCATTGGGCACAGTAACCAACCATTTCCATATATCTGGCAGTGGCCGCGATAGCAGCCAGCAGATCGCAGAAATCCTGCAGGGCGAATTATCGCAGAGAGGTTTCGCCTAATGGCTAACTCACTAACTTACAATGCTGTGGATCTTGGTGGTGCCAGCTACGGTTTCACCATCGAGGAAAACGCATTTGCATTGGCAAGCCCACCACCAAGGGTATACCGGAACGGATTGGCTAATGCGGATGGCGAGGTTAGCCAGGGAGCCACGTTTGGTGCCAGGGTGGGTGCAGTGCGTGGCACAGTGGCCGCAGCCAGTTACAGCGCACTACAGGCGGCCAGACAAAATATAGTTAACGCGCTAGCTGCTGGCCAGGAAGGCAATAAGGCGCTATCATTTGATGATGTGGCTGCTGGCAAACAGTGGTCTGCTAAAGTGATCGGGGTTTCGTTTGAAAACGAGACAGCCAGCACACTGGATTTGTCGATCATTTTCTACGCCAGCCAGCCATGGCCAGTGGCCACCACCGAGACAGCCACAGCAGATACAGCAGTAAGCGCAGGAGGAACTACGCTGTGACCATTAATGGCACCAGAAAAGCGCAAGCCACATGGCTTATAAAGGATGGTGGCACTGGAGCCAGCAGCGTGCAAATATACAATCCATCCACGGGCGAAACAGTGCTGTGGCCAAACGCATTGGCAGCCAGTGCCTGGTTACGACTAAAGAGCGATGGCCAGACGGCAGAAGTTAGCACAGACAGTGGATCTAATTGGACATCCAGCCCAGCTGGGCTGGTGGGTATAATTCCCAAAGTGCAAGGTGGCGAGGATAACGCAGTTGTGGTAACAGGCGTGGATGGTACGGCTAAACTTAGTTATTACGCAGTGGGATAAACCAATGGCACCAAACAAACTAAATAAAGCAGCAGACAACTGGATAGCCACTGGCAATGCAGCCATAACAGATGTGGCCACCAGCCTGGTGCTGGCTAGCAGTGGGGCTGCTGGGCTAACAGTGCCATGTGTAATCCATGAATATGGGAACGCAGAAAAGATCAAGGTAACAGCCATAGCAGAGGATACACCAAGCAGTGGTCTGGATACGCTGACAATCGAACGTGGCCACGCTGGGACTACTGGCGCTGCGCATGGCAGTGGAGCCACCTATGTGCAGTGGTATTACAAAGAATATGCCAACCAGAAAGCCACCCAAATCGAGGCACTGAAAATGGCACTGGCCACAATCTTGGGCAGGTCCAATGGCATACCGCGATCAAGCGGATCGCCAGAATTACTGGTGGCTGCGCAGGGATCGCCAGATATGACAGTGGATGTGGCCATAGGTGCAGCGCTAATAGATGATGAGGTGGCAGGCATCATAGAGGCTGCCACACTGACATTTACAGCACCAACTACAAACCCGCGGATTGATATTGTGACGATAGACCAGGATGGCACAGTGGCCATTGTGGCAGGCACAGAGGCAGCCAGCCCAAGTGCACCAGCCACACCAGCTGCCGAATTGAAATTGGCAGAAGTCTACCACCGCACAGCAGAAACCAGTATAAAAGATACCGACGATAGCACCAATGGCTATATAACCGACAGCAGGGTTTTCGTGTAATGTCTGGATATTCCATATCTGGCGCGTGTGGCATGTGGCCATGTGGTGTGCAGCCACTGATGCCAAACCAGGCTGTGGATGCTGGCGATATATTCAATACGCCATGGTGGAATAGGCCAACGGCAGACAATCCAACAGGTGGCACAGGTGGAGGGGCACCACCAACCTGGCCAGCCAGTGGCTGGAATGGTGATGGATACGGTTATCCAGATTTATCCAGTCCATCTGGGTGGACTGGATCATTCCCTGGAATCTGGAACCTACCGGCAGATCCTACCGATCCAACCGATGGCGGGACAGTGACCACGCCAACAGGCGGCACTATCAATATCAGATCACACCGGCTGCACATTTACCGGCTGGAGGTATACGACGATTCCAACCAGAGGCTGGCAGGCATCGATCAATGGTTCGATGGCACCATGCGGCTGGGACTAGATGAGGCCAGCACATTGCGGTTTTCTATCGCTCGATCAGATTCCAGTGCAGCGCTAATGGTCCGGCCTAATACCATATGGATCCGGGATCGTTGGGGGTTCCTGGTGGATACATTCCAGATCCAGCAGACAGCTGGCAGGCGCACTGGTGATGCCACTTATCTGGATGTGATGTGCCAAAGCGCATTGGCGCAGCTGGGCGAAGAGCCAATAGTGCTATACGAAGGCGAAACAGACGATGGCGAAGCACTGACAGTGGCACAGCATGTGGCTAACCTGCTGGGCACGCAGGTTAGAGATAATGCGCTGGAATTGGGCATTGTAAGCGATGCCATCGCAGCAGAGTCTTTAGTATTCAGATCGCAGGATTCCACGATACTGGGCACACTGCGCAGGCTGCAAAGCGCATTGCCAAAGGCAGTGGCTGGCCATTTTTATGTGGATGCCACCAGGCACTTGCATTGGACACTGGAAATGGGGCCACAGCCAGAGCGTTTTCTGGGACTGGGCCAAAACTTAAAAGATCTAAACTACACCACCGATTGGTCACAATTGATTAATCGCATTTATATGTATGGCGAGGGCGAGGATCCAGCCACCAGGTTAAAGCTAACCGACGCAGGCGAGGCCGAAGAGTACAAAGAGGATGCTACGTCTGTGGCCACCTATGGCCTGGCACCAAGGGTTAAGATAGATCGCAGAATACGAAAACCAGAAACCCTGGCCATGGTTGGCGATAGGATCCTGGAGGAATTCAGCACGCCGCAGATCCTAATCGAACTGGACGCACTGGATCTGGCGAAAAGCGACGAATTCCCAGCAGTAGAAGATATATACATTGGCTCTAACTATAGAGTGGTGGATACTGCACAATCCATAGACACAGTGGTGGAAGTGGTGGCCATGGAAATAAACCTGGCGAATCCAGTACCAGTGGCGCTGGAATTAACCAACGCAGCCAGAAGGCTGGGCGATTTGATTGGCGATCTAATCGATGCGCTAACACAGCCACTAGATGTGGATGGTGATCGATATCCTACCATGGGCCGAAATTACAGCGATCAAGATGCCAGGGTGGCGCGTAAAGGTGATACGCGCTGGTCAGATGCAGATGACAAAGGACAAATGCACGATGGCAGCGAATGGCAAGACATGGGCGGCGGGTTTACTGTCTTTAAGGCCGCCAGTTTGATCGCATTGGAATCTGCGCATCCAGCAGCAGAGCAGGATATATGCGCACTGGCCGTGCTTACAGATGGCGATGATAAGTATGCATGGTATGAGATCGGCGAGGAATC